TGCGTCGATTCCAAGTGCCTTCTCCTCTAAGTTTTTCGTCCTCTTTTCAGGCGTATCAACTCCTGCAACTCTAACTCTTTCTTTCTTGTATAAATCAAACCCGAGGTCAATAGTGACATCGATAGTATCGCCATCAAGAACACGATTAATCTCTGTTACTCGGAAGTTGTAGCAGCTTTTCCTGCTCGGTGGTGTCATTGCTCCCATCTTCTAACTCTGCAAATGCTTCTCTTAATATGTATATAATTACAAATAATGCACCTACAACTGCAAGTATCACACATATAATCACTGACCACACAGGATCACCTGGATTATCTAGAGGACGTAATAGTAAATTCATTTCTTAACAGGCCAAGTAATTTCCATCCCTATCGTAAGTAATAGGACAAATCCAAATACAAATATTCCACTCATCATAATCTATTTCCACTCTGCGCTGAAGGAATTAATTGATATGCCATCTTATCTCTCAACTTATTAATATGCTCATCATTATATTGCTTAAAGTTTCCTCGTTTCTCGACCTTCTTATAGTAGTGTAATGCATTGAGAATAATTGTATAATCCTCCATCGTTAATTCAAATTTCATTAGCAATCATTAAATACAGAACCAATTTCAGCACCAAGTTTTGAACCTGCATTATTACCTAAGAGCAATGCCCATCCAGATGCCAACCATCCAATATATGGAATACCACTAACTGCGGGGACGACTAGACCAGCACTAATTGCGGTTCCCGCCATCGCACCTTGACTTCGTGCGCCAGCGTCCGCCCTGATACACTCTTCGCTTTTTGCAAGGGACTTTCCCTCAGCATCAACTGCACCTCCCATATTGCGGGTGCCGTCCATCGTATATTGATCACTACGATACTCACGACGATCTTCAGTGGTCGGTCCAAACCAACCACGCTTATCCTTATTAAGTTGAAGACTTCTACTTGATTCTAAAATAGCAGGATCGTTTGCTTTATATTCAATCCTATACCCGTCTCGATTACCCTCAACATTATAAGATGAATAGTCACCATTTGGGAAATGAATATCTGGATAATTGATTGCTTTGTTATTAATCAAGTGACCCAAGACACCAATATGGGCAACGCCAAACAGTGTCCCCACTGTCAGAACTACCCACTTAAATGGCGATTTTTGATTACCCATAATTACATCTTGTAAGATTCATCGGACTTTGGAGGTGCCTGTGTTATTTGTACAGGTGCCTGTTCAATACGAATAGTTTGTGCAGGTGCAGTTTGTGCTGCTGCAGCAATCAATCTTTCCATATCTGCTTTACTTATACCACCACCATTACCACCACCTTCTCCTGCTTTCTTTGCTGCCTGAACCCCGAAGGTTGCTAAAACTCCGGTAAAGACACTGGCAATAAAAGTTGGGTCTAGTTTTTGCTCTGGTATACCGAGTGCAGGTGGAAGTTTGATGTACGCCAACGTGAGTATTCCCCCAGACCAGACAAGAATACCAAGGCGGACAAAAGTAGACAAAATTGCAAGTTGTTCTTCCTTATCATCTGCTGCTTCCTTTAATTTCCCAAGAATACCTTTTTTCTTAGGATCTTTAGATTCTTTAGATTCTTCAGTCTTAACTTCCTCTGGCATTCCATATGGAGCAACGCATCTCTATTTAGAAATATAACCTTCTTTAATTAGATACTTGCGTGTCAATGGAGTTGGGGAATAAACATTCCACATCTCACCGGCAGCACATGCTTGAAGTGCTTTCATGGTCATATGCTCAGTTCGACCTGCCCAACCTGCTTCTGCTTCCCATGGCACAACATTATTAGGATATGTGCGTTCTGCCATGACACGCCAAATGATAGGAACAGAATCTTCAGGCATAATGATAGCAATCAAACTATTATCAATGGTTCCTGCCATACAATCTTGTGCAGCGTGCCACCCTTCATGGCGCATTACTTGCATCAAATAATTGGTGCTGTCCATATAATTCTTATTCAGGAAGAAGTTATTACCAACAGTGTGATAAACACCACGATGCTCCTTAGGAAAATACTTCTGATCTGCTAAAAACACCCCAACTCCGACCTGCTCAAGAGCGACGAGCATTGTATTGAACTCGTCAGCAACAGAATCAAAATTAGTATTGGGATACTCATCAACAATAGTTGCAATACTCTCGATTTTATCGACTCCATCGGTGCATTCGCGAAGTAGCATACACCCCATTGCATCCATAGTATTAAAACCCTTGGTGAGTTTAGGGTCAGCAAAAGCAGGAGTTCCAAAAGAAACTGCTACCATCATACCAAGAATAAATTTTTTCATTTTTTAAAAGTGCTCCATCGATTACCAGATTGTAAACCACCAGGTCCTTCCTGAAAGTTTTCAGAACCACCTTGACTTTCATCTACAGTGTTCCAATTTTGTGTTGAGATTTGATACATCATTTCATGAATATTTTCAGATTCAACAGAATGAGTTTCTTGATACTGTTGTTGTTTAATGAGAGTTTCCTGCTCCATATAATCAATCTGCTTTTCAGACTTGATAGGAGCAGGACCAAACCAGGGATCATCTTTGAGATATGTAGGTGCAGGAACACCTACTAATGGAGATGTATCGTCTTTAGAACATTTTACAACATCTTCCTCAATATCACCTTCAACTTTAAAAGTGCCTGCTTTTTTCTGGAGAATTGTAGTTTGTGTTTCAACTTTTTGTTTAGGTTCTTCTTTCTTTTTAAAGAGTTCTACAAATCGTTCAATCATGCCAGAATCAGTTGCTTACTATAGTTATATGAGTAATTTTCTCGATTACCCTTTATTCCCCATCCCAACCAAATATATGCAGGTTTCATGTAATAAGTTATACTTTGCCCCCCACCTTCAAATTGTGGAAGAACACGTTGGAAAATAGGTTCATTAATCATCCAGCGAGTCTGACCTTCTAGTGTACTAGGATCGCAGGCATACTTAGCACAGAAGTTTCCAAGACCCTTATAACGACCGATACTAGTCCACTGAATCAAACCAAACCCACCAGACTTACATTCAGTGTAGGAGACGCGAGCACCGCCTTCACAGATGTTAGCAATAAATTTAGATTCTTGTTGAATGTTTCCCATGATCGTAGCAAGAGCATTACGATCAGAGATTTTTGTATACTCTTGTAGTGCTGCCAGGACATACTTTTCTTCAGGTGTACATTCAGGACATTTCCAAGTTTTTTCTTTCTCTAAATTTACCACCGGAATTTGAACAGGTGGTGGTGATGTTACAAAAATTGGAACACTTGCTGTAGTGGTTACTGCAATTGCAGATGCTATGAGGGCATTACCCACCATCTTCATAACCATCCGATTTAATTTACGATCTCATACTAACAGATGATATAGATTTTGTCAAGGTCATGAAAACTATCTTCTGGAAAGTAAATTTGAAATAAATGATTTGCCTCAATAAACTTTCCTTGATCTATAAGTCGTTTACATTCTTGTAGTATTTGTCTTTTAAAACTATTAGATGGACCGTGATGATTAGTCATCTTCTTCCCCTAAGTATTCTAGTGAGTAAATATCGTGATCATCAATATTTGGATCTAACCACTCAGAGAATTCACTTTGGATTGCATGAGCATCTTCAATGTTTAGTAAAAGATCTTGATTTTCTCTATCGCAGAGAATATGTATCCGATCTATTGCCCAATCATGCGTCAGTTGAAGAGTCTCTTCTAAAGTTACCATAATCTTTACGCATGTATCGCCCAAGAATATTGCTATTGTAATATGCGGGCGTTCCGTCGTCAAGTGCTTCTGATAGAACGTTATTTAAAAACAACTGCTTAGTCTCTTCAAAATTGCAGGTGCCTTTTGTTGTATGTAAACTTAAAATTTCTCTTTTGAAAATCTCTTTTCCGTATAGTTTGAGATCTTCTTTTAATTCAGGACAGGATCCGTAATATTTCTTCCAATCGGATTCCTGCTTTACTTTTCGTTTTTTTCCAGGTGGTGTTCTGAACGACCAAAAATACTTTCTCCCAATGTACTGTCGTTCGTTTGACTTATTGGTAATGAGATAAACAAAACCAAAATAGTCCCGAACATCATTAGTATTAAAAGTTCGTTCCAGGTAAGTCCAAGGATTTTCATAATCTAATGTATTATTTAGTTCAAAGCTCATTTACAGAGTCATAATGAGCTATTATTTATCTTTGAATCTAACAAACCAACTCTAGTCATGGAATCAACTTTTGTCAACCCCTTGATAAATACTTGATAAAGACTTATAATAAATGGCAGTATATGCAAACAATATTGTTATTCCCTCTGGTTGTGAATTTCAATTACCATTAACAATTACTGATTCGGGTGGAAATACTCCACTGAATTTGACTGGGTATGCTGTGACTTCTATGATGAGGAAACACGCTGAGTCTTCCACTCTTTCTGCACAGTTTGCTGTTGGAATTACTAGTGCTGCTGACGGCGAGATTGTTCTCTCTCTTGCTTCTACTATTACCGCAGCATTGAAAGAGGGAAGATATGTTTATGATGTAATGTTGACTAAAGACGTAGATACGGCATCACCCAATAAATCAATTGCTGTAGAGGGAACAGCATTAGTAAGAGTTGGTATAACATCGTAAACTAATAAAGTTTTCTAATGGCAATCACAAATTCAATTTACACAACTAATCTTTTATTCCATACTGGAACTGATTTTGCTCAAATTTTTACTCTTGCAGATGACGGAGGAGCACTAAATCTTACCGGATATACTGTCATATCAAAATTTAAAAAGAATGCAGGTTCAACAACATCGACCTCGT